CCGCGTTGGTGACCTGTTGTCGGTTGCCGGGGTGCCCACTACGCGGCAGGTTATCGCGGGCACGGGTATGACCGGGGGCGGTCAACTTAGCTCGAACGTGACGTTGAGCATTGCGCCGGGTGGCGTGGGTTCTACAGAGCTTGCGAATTCTGGCGTTACGCCGGGTTCCTACGGTACTGCGACTGACATCCCGGTCTTCACGGTGGATGCTACGGGCCGCGTCATGGCGGCGACCACAGTGCCTGCGACGATCAGCGGCTACGTCCCTGAGAGCCGTCAGGTGATTGCTGGGACGGGTCTGACGGGCGGCGGTGCCCTCACCTCCAACGTCACGCTCACGGCTAACCTGAGCAACGCTACGCCGCGGTGGATCTGTCCGATCAGGCTCAGATCAACGGCATCCTGCCGATGGATCAAGGCGGTACGGCGCGCTCTTTGGTGCCCAATTCTGGCGCTGTTGTGTGGTCCGGTGCTGACGGCCTTTACATTAGCGCGGCGGGTGCTCCGGGGCAGGTGCTTGTTTCCGGCGGCACGGGGGCTCCCACTTGGGGTTCGGCTATTGTTGTTAGCGATCAGCCCGCTAACGTAGTTTATGCTGGCCCTGCTGCTGGTCCCGCAGCCCCCACAAGTTTCCGAGCCCTCGTTACTGCGGACCTGCCGAATTCCGGCGCATCTGCTGGGACGTATGGCTCCCAACGGCACCGATATCGTCAACAAGAACTACGCCGACTCCATCGCGACGGGCATCAACTTCCATCAGGCTTGCCGGTTGGCGAGCACGGCCCCGCTCCCGTCCTGCACCTACAACAACGGTGTTTCGGGTGTCGGCGCTACGCTGACTGCGACCGCGAATGCGGCCTTGTCGGTCGATAGCACCTTGGTCGCGCTCAACAATCGGGTTCTGATTAAGAACCAAGTTGATGGGGCTCAGAACGGCGTTTACGTTGTCACGCAGACGGGTAGCGGTAGCGCGCCGTTCATCCTGACCCGCGCGACCGACTTCGACACGCCGGGCACGGGGGTCAACCAGATCGACGCTGGTGACTTCTTCCTGATCACGGCGGGTTCGACTAACGCCAACACCTCTTGGGTGCAGCAAACGCCGCTGCCGGTTGTCGTTGGTACGACGCCTATCGTGTTCTCTCAGTTTGGCGCTGCGGGCGTAACCTATACCGCAGGTACGGGCCTTACGCTTACCGGCACGGTTTTCAGCATCACTAACACGGCGGTGGCGGCGGGTTCCTACGGGTCCGCGTCTTCTGTCGGCACGTTCACGGTGAATGCCCAGGGCCAGCTTACGGCGGCTTCCAGTGCGTCTATCGCTATTGCCGGTACGCAGATTACCTCGGGCACGATTGATAGCGGGCGCCTCAGCGGCTCCTACACGGGGGTCACGGGTGTCGGCACGCTGACTGCCGGAACCTGGAACGCGACCACTATCGGCGCGGCTTACGGCGGTACGGGGCTCACCTCTTACGGGGTTGGCGACATCATCTTCGCCAGCGGCACCACGACGCTTTCAACGCTGCCCGACGTAGCTACGGGCAACGCGCTCATCAGCGGTGGCGTGGGTGTCGCCCCCACCTACGGTAAGATCGGCCTCACCACGCATGTGAGCGGCACCCTGCCTATCGCTAACGGCGGTACCAACGGCACGGCTATCCCGTCTGCGGGCGCTGTCGCCTACGGCACGGGCACCGCTTATGCGTTCTCTGCTGCGGGGTCTTCAAACCAAGTTCTGCTGTCTGGTGGGACGGGCGCACCGACCTGGACCAACCAGTCGTCTCTTTCTGTTGGTTCCGCGACTACTGCAACAACGGCAACCAACCTTGCGGGCGGCATTGCCAGCCAAATCCCGTACCAGACTGGGGCGGGGGCAACCGCGTTCATCGCCAACGGCACGTCTGGTCAAGTTTTAAGGTCTAATGGTACCAGCGTACCTTCTTGGGCCGGTATTGATGGAGGAACTTTCTGATGGCGGCCACCGGCTTCACGCCCATCCAGCTTTATCGCTCCACGACCGGCGGGGCCGTGCCTGCGGGCGGTAACCTCGCTCCGGGTGAACTCGCGATCAACATCGCCAACACGGACATGGCGCTGTTTGCCGAGAACGCCTCGGGCAACGTTGTTCGCATTATGAACAATCCTGCCGGTCTAACGTATCCCGCCGCAGACGGCACCAGCGGTCAGGTTCTTACCACCAACGGCGCGGGCGTTCTGTCGTTTACTTCGCCGGGAGCTACTCTGTCCGGTGTCACCGACTCCGCCTCCCCCTTTGAGACGGCCCTCGGCTTTCAAGCCGGTAATGTCACCACGGGCATCAACAACACCTTCATTGGTTATCAGGCGGGCCTGCTTAACACAACAGGAACGAATAACACGGCTGTCGGATTTGCGACGCTTGATACCAACACCACCGGCCAGAACAACGTGGCGCTGGGCTCAAATGCTCTCGGCGCTAACACTACCGCATCTCAAAATGTTGCTATTGGCTCAAGCGCCCTTCTCGTAAACACGACTGGCGGCAACAACATTGCGCTTGGCCATCAAACGCTTGATGCCAACACAACTGGCGGCTTCAATATCGCTGTCGGCACCAACGCCTTGGGAGCTAATACGACTGGCGCTAGCAACATCGCCCTCGGCTTTGAGGCTCTTGACGCAAACACAACCGGCAGCAGCAACATAGCTGTCGGAACAAATGCGTTAGGTGCCAACACTATCGGTCAGAACAACGTCGTTGTGGGCTGGTCCGCTATGACTATAAACACGACGGGCAACGATAACACCGCTGTTGGTTATGGGGCTCTGTTTGTTAATACCACCGGCACTAACAACGTCGCTATAGGCAGCAGCGCCGGTCAGAGTTTGACAACAGGTTCTTCAAATACGTTTATGGGCAGGTCTGCCGGGTCAGCTTTGACTACCGGTTCTGGTAACATCATTATCGGGAACAGCGCAGAGGCTTCGTCCACGACGGTCTCCAATGAGGTCACGCTCGGCAGCACAAGCATCACCAGCACGCGCCTGCGCGGCATGGTGGAACTCAATGCTGCTATGTTCGAGGCGGCGACCATCACGGCCACGGCGGCCACGGGCACCATCAACTACGACGCCCGTACCCAGTCGGTGCTGTATTACACCAGCAACGCCTCGGGCAACTGGACCCTCAACATCCGTGCCGCTTCCGGCGTATCGCTGGACAGCGTGATGTCAACGGGCGAGTCCATGACGGTAGCCTTTTTGGTGACCAACGGCGCGACGGCCTATTACCAAACCGGCTTCCAAGTTGACGGTAGCGCGGTCACGCCGAAATGGCAGGGCGGTACGGCTCCCTCCGCAGGCAATGCCAGTAGCATCGACGTGTATGTCATCACGGTCATCAAGACCGGCGCGGCGACCTTTACGGCGCTTGCCAGCCAAACCCGGTTCGCGTGAGGTAGCCCAATGCCTATCATTGGATCTCAGGGTGCGGCTGCCGCAGAAGGCTTTGGTTTCGGCTTGCAAGGGCGGGCAGGCGCCTTCATCGAGGACGTGTTCTCGACGTGGCTCTACACGGGCAACGGCTCGACGCAGACGATCACGAACGGAATTGATCTGGCGGGTAAGGGCGGCCTCGTCTGGATGAAGGACCGCAGTAATAACAATACTGATCATGCCCTGTACGACACCGCACGCGGTGTATATGCGGATATTGCTTCCAACACTACTGCGGCGCAAACCCTGTTCTCGGGAGGTGTGGACCCCTTTCGCGCAAACGGCTTCACCATCGGCAATCTGGCGAAGATCAACACCAACGCCGCGACCTACGCCTCTTGGACCTTCCGCAAGCAGCCGAAGTTCTTCGACGTTGTGACCTACACGGGCGACGGCGCGAACCGGACCATCGCGCATAACCTTGGCTCTGTGCCGGGCTGCATTATCGTGAAGCGGACGGACGCGGATGCCGACTGGCAGGTGTATCACCGCAGTCTCGCCAATACGCAGTACCTAGTGCTGAATAACTTGGGTGGGGCGGCTACCGGCGCAACACGTTGGAACAGCACAACGCCGACCGACACCGTCTTCAGCCTCGGCACAGACGCGACCGTCAACGCCAGCGGCGGCACCTACGTCGCCTACCTCTTCGCGCATAACGCGGGCGGCTTTGGCGCGACCGGCACGGACAATGCAATTAGCTGCGGGTTGTTTACGACTGATGGTTCTGGGTTCGCAACTGTTAATCTTGGTTATGAGCCGCAGTTTGTAATTATAAAAAGTTCAACTTCGGCCGTTGGCTGGTATGTGGTTGACGCCATGCGCGGTTTCGCGACAGCTCCAGTTGAAAGCAGGGCGTTAATGCCTAATAATGGAATATTGGAGTTTGGAAGCTTCGCAAGCATACCAACTGCGACAGGATTTACTTTTGAGCAAGATTTCTCGCCAAATAACAATTTTATATACATCGCCATCCGGCGCGGCCCGATGCGGACGCCGACGAGCGGGACGAGTGTGTTTAGTCCTCTTGTTAATTCCGGATCAAGCAACCCCCGCTTGACGACAAATTTTCCATTTGATTTGCAAACAAACGCAAACCAAGTGGCTGGTGGATCAGGCGGTTTCTTTTGGTCAACCAGACTAACAGGGGTAAACTCAACATCCGCAGATTCCAGTATGCCGTATTTGCAAAGTTATTCCTCTGCCGCTGAAGCGTCTGCGTCTGGCTTTGCAATTAACGTTGATAACATCGGCTACAACAAAGGATCTAATTGGGGCGGCATCGCGACTGTGATGTATAACTTCCGCCGCGCCCCGAGCTTCTTCGACGTGGTGTGCTACACGGGGACGGGCGTTATCCGCACAGTGGCGCATAACCTAGGCGTTGCGCCAGAGTTGATAATCGTGAAAAGACGCAATTCCTCAGTTAATGGTGATTGGACAGTTGGCTCCTCTTATACATCCGTTTCATTTTCGCGAGATTTGTATCTGAACCAAACAAGCGCACAACAATTTGGTAATTCTTGGAACTCTACGGCTCCAAGCGCCTCAGTATTTACGGTTGGCGCAGGAACTAATGTTAATGCGACATCTAGCACTTACGTCGCCTACCTCTTCGCCTCCTGCCCCGGCGTCAGCAAGGTCGGCTCCTACACCGGCACAGGTGCAACCCAGGTCATCAACTGCGGCTTCGCGGCTGGTGCGCGGTTCGTGCTGATCAAGCGCACCGACAGCACGGGCGAATGGTATGTCTGGGACAGCGCACGCGGCATCGTCGCAGGTAACGACCCGTACCTGCTGCTGAACAGCACGGCTGCCGAAGTCACCACGACTGACTGGGTGGACACGGCTGCGAGCGGCTTTGAACTCAGCAACGCTGGTGGCAACTTGGTGAACACCAACGGTGCCAGCTACATTTTCTTGGCCATCGCGTAAGGAGAACCATCATGGCTGAATATCGTATCCGCGAAACGGGCCAAGTCATGCTGGAAGGAGAGCTTCGTAACTGGGCGCGCTCTACCAGCGGGGCATCCTGGGGCCAGACGACCGAGGAAGTTCTTGAGATCATCGGCGCGGACCTTGTGTTCGAAGGCCCGCAAGCCACGACCACGCCTCCGTATGAATACTCCATGCGGCAGGGCGTGGAGCAGGTCGAAGGCAAGTGGTACACCAAGTACGTCGCTGGGCCGATCTTCGCGGACACGCCCGAGGCGACCGCCGCCGAACAGGAAGCAGCCTACAAGGCACGCTTGGATGCAGAACAGGCTGCCCGTGTGCGAGATGATCGTAACGCCCGCCTCGCTGCGTGCGACTGGACCCAGCTTGCCGACGCCCCTGTAAATGCCGCAGCTTGGGCAGCGTACCGCGCCGCTTTGCGTGACGTTCCGGCGCAGGACGGCTTTCCCTGGAACGTCACTTGGCCTGATGCGCCCTAATATATCGCCGCACTAAACTTGGAGACCCGTAGATCATGAGCGACGCGGTTAAACAGGCGCAGATGTCGGAACAGATGGCGGCCAGTGCCTCGAAAGGGGCGTTGATCGAAAAAGTTGTTTTTGCGGCTATTCCTATTCTGTTTAGCTGCGTCGTGTACCTGATGACATCCCTGTCGTCGGCCAACAACGAGATTACCATCCTAAAGTCCCGCATTGCCGTGGTTGTGACGCAGGACAATCGGGCGATCCCGCCGCAAGGCACGACTATCGACATGGCTCAAATCCGCGAGCAACTGTCCAATCGGATCGAGCAGGTGGAGCGGGACGCCGCCATTGCCCGAGGCAACATGACACTCGACCGCGAGCGGAGCATGGCGGGGATCGAACGCGGACGGCTGGAGATGGCCGCCGACGCGGCTGCTGCCCGCGCCGCTATCCGCGCCGACCTGACCCGTACAATTGTAGAATTAGAGCGCCGCTTGGCGCTTTTGGAGGCCCGATATGGAAGCCCTGCTCAATCTCGTTAAAACCGTTGCGCCATCCATCGCCACGGCGGTGGGTGGCCCGCTGGCCGGTATGGCTACGAAAATGATCTCCGAGGCCCTGTTAGGTAAGCCTGACGGGACTGAAGACGAACTTCTCCAGGCTGCGAAGAACGCTACGCCTGAGCAGTTGCTCGCGCTCAAGAAGGCCGAACAAGACTTTGCGATCAAGATGCGCGAACTAGACATCGATCTAGAGCGCATTTCCAACGAAGACCGCAATAGTGCCCGTAACCGGGAAATTAAGACCAAAGATATGACTCCGCGTCTCCTGGCCGGCGCAGTCACCTTCGGCTTCTTTGGTGTCCTATCCTGGATGATTGCCAACGGTCTCCCCGTCAACGGCGGTGAAGCTATGCTGGTGATGCTAGGCACGCTGGGTACCGCCTGGGGTGCGATTATTAGTTACTATTTCGGTTCTTCGGCGGGCTCGCGAGAGAAAACCGACCAACTCAATCACGTTTTGAAGAGCGGCCGATGAAGCAGAATTTTGAATTCAGCCTCAACCATGTCCTGAAGCACGAGGGTGGTTGGGCCGATCATCCGAAGGATCCGGGCGGCGCGACTATGAAGGGCGTGACGCTCGCGACCTACTCTGACTGGTTGGGTCGCCCGGCGTCTAAAGATGAGCTTCGGAACATCTCAGACGGACACCTTCGGGAGATTTACAAAACCCGATACTGGGATGCCGTGCGCGGTGACGATCTTCCGTCTGGCGTGGATTACGTCGTGTTTGACATGGCGGTGAATAGTGGTCCGGGTCGCGCGGCGCGAATGCTCCAGTCGGCGGTGGGTGCAACCCCTGACGGCGCGATTGGGCCGAAGACGCTTGCTGCGGTGCAGGCGCATGGCGCAGAAGCATTGATCGCCGCTTTCCAGCGCAGTCGGCAGCATTTCCTTGAGGCCCTTCCCACCTTTGCCACCTTCGGCAAGGGTTGGACGCGCCGGGTCAACGAGGCTGCTGACATTGGTCTTAAAATCGCAAAGAGTCCTGCCGGGTAATGCAATTTTAAGGTCTTTGAAACAGCTTGCCCGTCGGGTTGTTTCAAGGTTATAAAGCTTGTTGCGGGCACAGGCTGTATCAGCCTCTGAAATAGCTCTGGAGCGCGCATGGCTTACGTTATGACTTATGACAGCCTGCTCGTAGACGTACGTCGCTATCTTGAGCGCGGTTTTACCGCCGAGAGCGACCAGATCGTTTATGAGCAGTTACCGCGTCTTATCACGCTTGCAGAGCGGCGGATTGCGCGCGAACTCAAGATTCAAGGTTTCATTAGACCCGTTCAGACCAGCTTGCAGGTCGGCGTAGCGGTGTACGCCAAGCCTGACCGCTGGCGCGACACGATCAGCATGACCGTCAACGGCGTGCCGATCTTCGCCCGCTCCTACGAATACCTCCGCAGCTATTGGCCCAACGAGGCTTCGACGGCTGCCCCGCAGTTTTACGCCGATTACGATTTT